CAGACTGGGAAACTCAACAAGCCGCTGCATCACAGTCCTCATGGAAGGACGAATGGTTTGCAGTTATTTTGAGTTTACCTTTAATTGGAGCCTTCATCCCTGATATGGTTCCCTATGTACGAGAAGGGTTTTCCGTATTGTCTACTATGCCTGACTACTACAAAGCATTCTTAGGTGGCGCTATAGCTGCCAGCTTTGGTATCAAAACTTTGTCTCACTGGGGTAAATAGTGTTTCAGATATCAGTACCTACAGGACTTTTTAGTCAAACACCTGACGGGTTTTACACTAGAGGCGGCACTGAGTTTAATCTTCCTAGCTTGGAGCAGGTAGAAGAAGACAGACGTATTCGGGAACAACAAGCAAGAGAAAAAGCCCCTGAAGCACTATCTGATTACTTTGACGTTTTAAAAAGTGCATCGTCTGATTACTCTACTTACACAGGTCATGATGCCAGAAGGGAGTCTGAACGTCTATTTCAAGAAGACTTAATAACTACTCTTAGTAAAAGCGATGCGTCTAATTTACTTAGACCTCTTTCTTACGATTTGTCGGATGTTGATGTAGGTGAGTTTACATTTGATAAAACTCTTGAAGACTTTAGGGGGCCAGAAGGAAACTGGCTTTATGGTAATATATCTAATGAAAACTTAAAGGCTTTTCAAGAAGAACTATTGCCTGTTATGGCTAAAGCAGTAGCCAAAGAACAGTTAGATTCTTATGGTAAAGGTGAAAGAATAGGCGCTTATGTTGGGATTCCTTGGTCTGACGCTCTTACAGGAGCAATTGCAAATAATCCTGAAGTTCAACAAATATATCAAAAGTATGGTGTAAGCCCCACACGGACAGACAAAGAAGGATCTCAGTATCTTTACGATCCTTTTTCATTTCAAGAAATAAGAACTTTAGACCTTAGTAGTGATTGGCGCGATACTGCAAGAGGTATTGGCCTTGCTTTAGCTGGAGGCGCTTTACTTGGGCCATTAGCAGGAAGCATAACAAGTGGTTTAGGAGTCCCAGCAGCACTACAGCCTGCTTTTACAGGCGCTTTAACATCAGCGGCTACAGGCGGTGATCCTCTTACAGGGGCGCTTACAGGTGGCTTAGGTGGCTTTGCAGATCCTATTATATCTGGAGCAGACTTAGGTACTTTAGGTACTGCTGGTGCTAGAGGACTTAGCTCTGCTGCTATTGCAGAAATAACTGGTGGCGACCCACTGACAGCAGGTTTACTTTCTGCTGGTACATCTCTTGGCAAAGGTGTATTAGAGGACATAAAAGAAGATCGTTTAGCAGAGTTTAGAGAAGATGTAGGAGCTATTGAAGTTCCTGAATTACCTGAGTTTGACGTAAGTGCTGGTTCAGGAGACTTACCTTTTGATGTTGATTTAGAGTCAGCAGTAGAAGATGCAGCCTTTAGAGCAGAAGTAGCCGGTATTACAGTACCGGAAATACCTGAGCTTGATGTAGGTATAGGGTCAGGAGATTTACCTTTTGATGTATCTCCTTTAGCTCCTGCGTTTCCTTCTATGGAGTCAAGTCTTGACCTTGAAGCTCTACCTACTGGAACTACAGTACCTTTAGAGCCAACGTATATGGGTCAAGAAGGTTTTAATAGGGCCACACAAGATTTACAACGCCAAGTAGATAGTCTTAAAAAACAGATAAAAACAAAACAGGCTGAAACAAGAGGCGGAACACTTAGACTAGAAAAAATAGAAGATTTACAAAGACAACTAGCTGATACTGAGGCAAGACTAAACAGAGCATTAGGTATAGACACTGATGTAACTACTGTTGATTTAACAGAGCCTACGCCTATAACAGATGACATACTACAGGTTCCTCCTAGAGAAACAGTACGCCCTGAGTTATCAGTAGAGCCGCCTACACCTGATGTAGACTTAACACCTCCAGAGTTTACTCCTCCTGTTATTACACAGGATCTACCAGAGTTTGTTCCACCTACTATAGACATAGCTCCTCCAGTTATACAACCTGAACCTATACGTATACCTACTCCTGTTGCAGGTGGTGGCGGTGGAGCCGCAGCAGGAGGTCCAGTTACAAGCGGATTATTGACAAGTGGTAGTGTAACTAATGCTTTACTTACAGGAAACTTTAGTGATTTAGGGGCACCAGCACCTGCACCAGCACCAGCACCAGCACCAGCACCAGCACCAGCACCAGAGCCTGCTCCTGCTCCTGCTCCTGCACCTATTCCTCAGCCTGCTCCAGAACCTGCTGCACCAGTACCAACACCAACACCGGCTCCAGCACCTACACCAGAGCCTACACCAGAGCCTATAGGTGTAGAGCCTCCTGTAGAAGTTTCAGAGCCTTCACCGGAGCCTGTAGAAGCCACAGAGCCTACAGATATATTTACAGACACTACAGATGTTTTTGCAGACACTACACAGCCTGTAGACACTGTAGAGCCTGTAGACACTACACCTTTTGGTGAAGGAGACCTTGCTACTGCTAGAGAAGAAGGTTTAGCTGAAGGTCAGGAAGGATTAGCTGAAGCAATACAAAGATCTAATGAGCTTACAGAAACTCTTGAGTCTACAAAAGCAGACTTAGCAGAGCAACGTGATGTAACTCAGGCACTACAGACAGACATTGATGGTCTGAATGAAGCAGTTACTGGATTGACAGGCACTGTAAATAGTTTAGAAGGAAAACTAAGCGAAGCTCAAGAAGCTAGAGAAGCTGCTGTACAACAAGGCAATCAAAAACTTGCTGAATCTATAACTAAATATGAAGGTTTATTAGAGCAACAGATATCAAGCTCTAAAAAAATCTTAGCTGATGCTATAGAAGCTGGAGATACTAAAGTAGATGAAGCTGTAGCTGCGGGTAAAGCTGCTGTAGATGAAGCTGTAGCAGCAGGTGAAGCTCTTGGTGAAGCTAAGTACGGTGAAGGGTTAGGCACAGGCAGAGGCCAAGGTGCAGGGGCTGGCATAGGTGCAGGACTAGGCTTAGGCTTACTAGCTGGTATGGGAGGTGGTACTGGTGGAGGCGTAGGGACAGGCTTTACACCTAAAGACTTTGAAGACTATAAGTTTAGAAAAACATATGAAGCACCTGAGTTACTGGAAAGAACACTTCCTTTACAAGGTTATCAAGCTCCTGTCTCCTTAAATTTATTTAGAGGATTTGTATGAGTACCACATATTTGAACATAGTCAACGAGGTACTACGTAGGCTACGAGAAGATGAAGTAGCAAGTGTAACACAAAACACTTACAGTAAGATGGTAGGTGACTTTGTTAATGATGCAAAGCAAGTAGTAGAAGACTCACACCAATGGTCTACACTACGTACAACTATTGTAGTACCTACTGTTGAAAATACTACAGAATATAGCTTGACAAATGCTGGAGAACGTGTTAAAATATATAGTGTCATTAACGACACATCAAACTTCTTTATGCACTATCAAACACCTAACTGGTTTAATAATGCTTATTACATTTCTGGTGAAGTAACTGGTAGTCCTGACTCATATACCTTTAGTGGTATTGACAGTAACGATGATACTAAAGTAAGAGTATATCCTAAACCATCAGGTGTGTTTAGTTTACGTTTTGATTTAATTGCTAGGGAGCCTGAGTTATCTGGAGATGCAGATACTACAGTCTTACCTAAGAATGCTATTGTCCACAACGCTGTAGCTTTGTTGGCTAGGGAGCGTGGTGAGACAGGTGGTACTACAGCACAGGATTACTTCTTGATTGCAGATAAGCACTTGTCTGATGCCATTGCATTAGATGCTTACAAGAACCCTGAAGAATTTATTTACACGGTTCCATAATGGCTCAAGAAAGACAAAACATTTATATTGCTGCTCCGGGTTTCAAGGGACTTAACACACAAGACTCCCCTGTTACTCAGGATGCGTCCTTTGCGTCTATTGCTGAGAATATGGTAGTAGACAAGTACGGACGTATTGGCGCTAGGCAGGGCTTAGATAAGCTCACAAGCAGTGCTACGCCACTAGGGTCTAGCATAGGTATTGAGACTATCTTTGAGTTTGTAGACCAAAGTGGTGACATTGCAGTATTCTCTACTGGTAACAATAAAATCTTTAGTGGCACTACTACACTAACTGATATTACACCCGCTGCATACACTGTTAGTGCAAACAATTGGAAGATTGTAAACTTTAATAATCACGCTTATTTCTTTCAGCGTGGACAAGAGCCGCTTATCTACACTGATGAGTCTGGTAGTGGAGTATTAGAGAAGTTTAGTGACCATAGCCACGCTACAGGAACACCTCCTTATGCTAATGAGGCTCTAGCATCCTTTGGTCGTATCTGGGCTGCTGACGTTACTGGTAACAAGTACACCCTGTATTGGTCTGATCTATTGGCAGGCCATGCTTGGACAGGTGGCTCTTCAGGCTCACTAGACTTAACTACTGTCTGGCCTACAGGTCACGATGAGATTGTAGCCTTAGCAGAGTTTAACGACTTGTTGGTTATCTTTGGTAAGCGTAGTATTCTATTGTACTCTGGTGCAAGCTCACCGTCCTCAATGGTACTGGCGGATATTATTACAAACATTGGCTGTATTGCTAGAGACAGTGTACAGTCTACAGGAACAGATTTATTCTTCCTGTCTGACACAGGTGTACGTAGCTTAGGCAGAGTTATCCAAGAGAAGTCTAACCCTATTGGTGACGTATCTAAGAATGTACGTGATGAGATGATGTTTACTGTTAACACACAGACTAACAACATTAAGTCTGTCTACAGTCCAGAACATTCTTTCTATCTACTGTTCTTACCTACAAGCTCTATTGTTTATTGTTTTGATACAAGAGGTAAACTAGAGGACGGAAGTAATCGTACCACTACTTGGCCTAGCACTAAGATCTTGTGTGGTAACAGGGCAGCAGATGGTACTTTGTACTTAGGTAGTATCAAAGGAATTAATAAGTACAATGGTTACTTAGATGACACTAGCACATACACGTTACGTTACTACACTAACCCATTGTCCTTTGGTGACGCTAGTAGACTAAAGATCTTAAAAGAAATTAACTTTACAGTTATTGGTGGTCAAGGCGCACCAGTAACAGTTAACTGGGGATATGACTACACTGAAGGATACACAAAGCAAGCTGTAACTGTAGCTAACGCTAGTATTGCTGAGTACGGCATATCTGAGTACAACGTAAGCACATCAGAATACAGTGCTACAATTATTATTGACACCGCTAAAGCTAAAGCAACTGGATCTGGCAGAGTAGCCACTATTGGCTTGGACTGTACTATTGATGAAAGATCATTGTCCATCCAAGAAGTAAACATTGAAGCACTTATAGGTAGATTAATCTAATGACGAACTATACAAAAACTACTGACTTTGCAGCAAAAGATGCTCTACCTTCAGGTAACTCTGCAAAGATTGTAAAAGGCTCTGAGATTGATACAGAGTTTAATAACATTGCAACTGCATCAGCAACTAAAGCAAACGCTAACAGTGCTGCACTTACTGGCACTACTACCTTTGAGACTATCTCTGATGGTACTATTGCTATCACTGCATTTGTTGATGAAGATAACATGGCATCCGACAGTGCTACGTTGCTACCTACGCAACAGTCAGTCAAAGCCTACGTAGACTCACAGGTTACTGCACAGGATCTTGATGTAACTGATGGCTCCACTAGCATTGACATTGACCTAGACTCTGAGTCTTTAGGTATCTTAGGTGGCACAGGTATTGACTCCACTGCTTCAGGCACTGGTGTAACCTTAGCCATTGACTCTACTGTAGCTACGCTGACAGGCTCACAAACGCTTACTAACAAGACTTTGTCTGCACCTGTGGTATCAGGTAACTTGACTACTGATGGCCTCTTAGATGGACGTGACGTAGCTGCTGATGGCTCTAAGTTAGACGGTATTGAAGCTAGTGCAGATGTAACTGACACAGCTAATGTAACTGCTGCTGGTGCATTGATGGACAGTGAGCTTACCAGTGAAGCCTCAGTCAAAGCATTGAACCAAGGTGTAGCTACTACTGATAGCCCTACGTTTGCTGGGTTAACTACAACCGCTGATGTATCCTTTGGCGACAACGACAAGGCTGTTTTTGGTACTGGCTCTGACCTAGAGATTTTTCACGATGGGTCTAATAGTTATGTAAAAGAAAAAGGAAACGGTGTTCTAAACATTTCTGGCGGCAACGCTATCAACTTTCTTACGGGAAATGATGCCGCTGAAACAGGCTTAACTATTGCAACAGACGGTGCTGTAACTGCTTACTACGACAATGCCGCCAAACTTGCCACAACCTCCACAGGCATAAACGTTACTGGCAGTATTTCTGCTGATGGTTTGACTGTTGATAGTGCTTTTGAAATTTCTGGTGCAAGCCCAAAGATTTTCTTGAGCGAAACAGACACTACAGATGTAAATACCCGCATAAGAAACGCTGGCGGTAAGCTACAAATTCAAACAGTTGATGATTCAGATTCTTCACCTGTGACACGTTTTCAAATAGAGAACTCAACAGGCGACATCAGCTTCTACAATTCGGCTGGCACCAGTCAATCTCTGTTCTGGGATGCGTCTGCGGAGTCTTTGGGTCTGGGGACTACTTCGCCTGCTTTTGCCGCAGGTGCTGGACTTGAGATTGAGAAGGCTGGTACAGCAACGCTACGTCTGCAAGACACAACCAATACTGCTAACGGAGAAATTCGTTCTGGCCCAAGCGGTATTGAGTTTTTCAGTGGAGCTTATGGAACTAGCGGCGACCCATTCAGCTTTTCTGTTTCTGGAACAACAGCTTTAACGATTGACTCAAGCCGTAATGTTGGTATTGGTACTAGCAGTCCAGATACACAGCTTGAAGTATCTAATGCGGCAAGCGCTGTTTTACGTTTGTCTACTAGCGACACTTCTGTAGCGGAAAACCAAGAGTTAGGTGCTTTAGAGTATTCTCAAGCAGATATTTCTGGTGCTGGCGGAGGTGTCAAAGCATCAATTAGAGCTAAAGCAGACAACAGCACAGCCGCACAAACCTACTTGGCTTTCCATACAAGCGATAGTTCCGCAAATGACGTTGAACGCATGCGCATAGACTCAGCAGGCCGTGTGGGTATTGGGGCTTCGTCACCTAACTATCAGTTGCACTTGGAAGGGCAGTCTGCCGCTACAATCCAAATTAAAAGTTCTAGCGACACAGGAACATCATCGGTTTATTTTGGCGACCCTACCCAGAATACTCCAGGCTTTGTTCAGTACGTCCATACAGACGATGCTATGCGCTTTGGAGCAGGTAATTCTGAACGCATGCGCATAGATGCCAGCGGGAATGTTGGTATTGGAGTTTCTAGCTTAGTTACTGGTAGCAGTAGACGTGTTCTTCAAGTTTCTACTGGTTCTGATGGTGGACAGATTGCTTTCGCAGATAGCACAACAGAAGCCGCGAACCCTAGAATTTTTGCAACTAATAAATCTGATTTAAAGCTGTCTTCTGCTAATAGTGGCTCTTCAACTATTCAATTTATAACTGGCACAACTCCAGCAGAACGCATGCGCATAGACTCATCAGGTCGCGTTGGTATTGGCTGTACCCCTAGTCGCAATTTAGACATTCAAGGAACTGGGGACACTCTTGTTTCTATTGTTTCTCCGGCGGCAAACCAAGTGGCTTTATTTTTTGGTGATACTGACAGTGACTCTGTAGGCCGCGTCGCTTACGACAACGGCGATAATTCCATGCGTTTTACTACCAATGGCTCAGAAGCCATGCGCATAGACTCCAGCCAAAATCTCTTGGTGGGTACTACTACGTCTTACGGTAAGTTAACAGTAGATGGCGACACTAGACTCAAGTTTACTTATCCTATTGCAGATAATTCCTACGACTTAGGGACATCTTCTTTCAGATGGGACGATGTTTTCGCCACCAACGGCACTATTCAAACCTCTGACCGTAACGAAAAGCAAGACATTGAAGCACTGTCCGACGCAGAGCAACGTGTAGCAGTAGCGGCTAAAGGTCTTCTGCGTAAGTTCCGTTGGAAGGACTCAGTAGCAGAAAAAGGTGACGAAGCTCGTATACACTTTGGAATCATCGCACAAGACCTACAAGCAGCATTTGAAGCAGAAGGCTTAGACGCTGGACGCTACGCAATGTTTACATCAAACACATGGACTGATGAAGACGGTAACGAGCAGACACGCTTAGGTGTGCGCTACAGTGAACTACTCGCCTTCATCATCTCAGCAATCTAACTAGGAGAACTATAATGGCTACATGGACTATTTCAACTTTAGAAAGCAACACCGCAGATGGCGGAGTAATTGTTGCCCACTGGCGCGTAACTGAAGAAGAAACTGTGGGTGAGGATACTTATAGTGCTTCTAGCTACGGAACCTGTGGGTTTACCCCAGACCCTTCCTCTGAGGGATACATCGCCTATGATGACCTAACGGAAGCCGACGTGATTGGCTGGTGTCAGGATAAGTTGGACGTTGAGGCCATTGAAGCCTCCCTGACTGCAAGCATCAATGAGCAGAAGAACCCTACAACCGCTGATGGTGTACCTTGGTAATGATGGAGCAAAAGCAAGTGACTCAACAAGATTTAGCTATAGAGGCTTTAGATCGCATAGCTCAACATGAGAAAGAATGTGGTGAGCGTTGGGCAGAGGCAATAGTTGAACTTAGGGAACTAAGGAAGGCTACTGATGCTCATGCTATGCGTTGGGAAAAACTTGCTTGGCTTGTTGTTGCGTCTGCCGTGACAGCAGCGGTAACGATAGTAACAACAGTAATAGTTTAGAGAGAATATATTATGGTAATGTTAGGTAGTATACCAACAGGAGTAACAGGGTCATCTGTTTCTCCAATAATGGCAGGAGGCCCAGCAGGTACAGGCTCAGGTGTTGGAGGATTTCTCAGTAACCTTGACAATCTTGGTAATGCTATAGGTGGCTTCCTTGGTGGCACAGGTGGTCAGTTGATTGGTACTGGTTTAAGTATTGATGAGTATAACAAGATTACTGACATTGCACAGAGGTCAGCAGAGGAGCAAGCTGCATTAGGTAGACAAGCTCAACAACAGATGGCCTTTAAGCCCTTTACTGTATCCACAGGCTTTGGTGGTGTACAAGCTACTCCTGAAGGAGGCTATGCTACTACACTAGATCCTTCGTTAGCAGGTCAGCAAGAGCAGCTACAAGCTCTTACAGGGGGCTTAATAGGTGGCATGGGTGGAGCAGCACCAGATGTATCAGGTATCCAACAGCAGGCTCTAGGCGGCGTAGGGGGCTTCCTAACAGGGGCTATGGCTCCTATGGCACAAAGGGAAGCTGATGTCTATGAACGCATTAGAGCTACACAAAGGCCTGAAGAACAGCGTCAACAGCTTGCATTAGAAGAACGTCTAGCTGCACAGGGACGCACAGGTTTACGTACAGCACAGTTTGGTGGTTCTCCTGAGCAGTTTGCTTTAGCACAAGCACAGGAAGAAGCTAAGGCTAGGGCATCTTTAGGTGCATTAGGACAAGCACAAGCAGAGCAGTTGCAACAGATGGGGCTTGCTGAAAGTATGTTTGGTCTTGGTGGTAGAGCAGCAGCATTACCTCAATCACTACAAGCAGGACAGTTAGGCAACATTGGCGCTGCTATGGGCTTACAGTATATGCCTGAGCAACAGTTGTTAGGTACACTTACTCCTGCCCTTAGTATTGCTGATATTGCTCGCACAGGACAGCAGTTAGGTGCACAGACTATGTCAGCAGCAGGTATTAGTGGACTAGAGGACATCCTACAAGCAGAGACTGTACGTAGTCAGAACCTACGTGATTTGTACTCTACTCTCTTAGGCGCTCAAGCTAACCAACAAGCAGCACAAACAGCAGCAGCAGGTCAGCAAGCTACAAACACTGGTTTGTTTAGTAGTATAGGTAACATTGGCAGCGCCATTGTTGACTTGTTTACATAAGGAATACACATGGGACTTTTAGATAGAATAGGCGCATTTGAGCGTTACAAAGTATCACCTACTCAAGGTACTTCAGGGCTGATGACAGGCGCTGGTAGACCTATGAGTCCCTTTGCACAACAAGCTGCTAGAAACATTGGTGGTTTGCTTGGGATGGACATGAGGACTCCACAGGAGCGTTTATCAGCTACAATACAGCAACAAGGTTTAGACTCACCTGAAGCAATGCAAGCTGTATTAGCTAATTTAGCTAAAACTGACCCTGCTAGGGCAGTACAACTTGCTAATCAGATGTCTGAAAAACTTAGAACTAAAGAATTACAAGCTAAACAAACAGAAGGTACCAGAGCTATTACTGCTTATGTATCTCAATTGTCTACTGATGAGTTACTAAAGCCCGGAGCCAGAGCAGCAGTTAATGAACTAGAAAGAACTTATGGTTTAGAGGCAGGGAAAGCTACAGAGTTGCTAGACACAGAGCTTGATGTAAGAAGTAAAGCATCAGAAAACAAAGAAAGTCTACCTGTAGATTATCAAAACTACTTGTTGGCTGTTCCTGAAGGCCAAAGAGAAACTGTGCCTTATGGGAAATGGATAGACAGAAACAAAGGAGGCACAGGAAGTAGTACAGAGATGGAAAGAGCCTACGCTGAAGCTAAGTCTTCAAGTGCTATACCTGAAGGAATGACTCTAGCTACATATAAAAATACTATTTGGTCACCTTCTACAGAGCCGACAGGTAGCGAAAATGAACGATTGTATGCCGCAGCAGTAGAAGACGGATATGAAGGAACTATTGTAGATTTTCTTCAAGATGTACTAGGTAAAGGTAAAACACCAGAATTAAAAACCTTTAAAGATAAAGACGGTTTTTTAATTTACTCTACAGGGCCAAATGCAGGGGACTACGTAAGGCCGGAAGCTAGAGAAATCTACACCAAAAGCCAAGCAGAAAAAAGAATAGCTAAAAAATCATTTGAAGACTTAACAATTGCAACTATAGAAAAAAGCAGTATACCGGGAATACAAACTTATGTAGCTGGGGTTAGGTCAGGGACAATCAAACCAGAAGATGCTTTAGCATTAATGATGGTTCCTGAAGAATTAGTACCAGATATGAATGAATTTGTATTAGAAGCAGCAGAAGCTAGAGGTGTGATAAAACAAGATGTTAATTTGTTAGCTGATTATAACTTAAATGTTCCTCCTGTAGGTACTCCTGCATCCCAGCTTAAAAAGGCCCAAGAATGGTGGACAGGTGGTGACAATGCTACTTTAACCAAATACAACTTAGAGGCTAAAAGAGTAGACACTACTAACTTTAGACTTCCTCCGGGGGCCGCTTCTGACGTTGACGTAGAAAGAGCAGAAAGCACTGTTCCTCCCGCTAATTCTAGTCCTCAGATTGTTAGAAGTTGGCTATTAGGACAGATGAAAATTAAAGCACTTATAGCCGCTGAGTCAGAAGCTAAAGCAGAATACATGATGAAAAACGCAGGGAGTTTGGTAGGTTTTAATGAAAGCTGGGCTGCTCAGACTCAAACAGAGGCACAGACACAAGAAATATATAAAAAGTACGGCGTTCCACCTACTCCAAACTTTATAAGAAAAACAGTACAGGCTGATGAGAGTATAAAATAATGCCAAAAGCTATAGAATTAGAAGACGGTACTACCATAGAAAACATTGGTGACAACAGGTCTGTAGAAGAAATAACAGAGTATCTTATCAAGAATAATTACCCTGTTCCTTCTGATGTTGAGGCTAGTGTTTACACTATGCGTGATGTAGAAGACTCAGAAAGTTTTAGTTCTCAGTTTCTAGCTACAGAAGAAGACCCTGAGACTTATGCAGACTGGGTTAATACTGGGTTTGAAATAGGGCCAGCTATTGCTGCTGGAGGACTAGGCGTTACTAGGGGAGCAGCTTTAGCTTCAGAACTAACTGCTCCTATACCTATCCCACAAGTAAAAGCCGCCGCCCCTGTTGTAGGTGGCGTTATAGGAGGCATCACAGCTACCGCCCCGCTTGTATTTGGCGGTAAGATGCTAGGTGAGACTGTAGAAGCCTTAATAGAAGGCCGTACACTAGACCCTAAAGCTGCTCTAAATGCTTCTATTGACGCTGCACAAACTGACGCTATTGCTTCAGGTGTTTTAGGGATTGCTTTTCCTGTAGGTGGTAGGCTTTACGCTAAAGGAAAACAGAAACTAGGTGGTAAGTTTACTCTAAATGACGAACAGATAGAAAAAGTCATTGAGCTACAGAAAAACCTTAAACAGTATGGTTCTAGTCTATTACCTTCAATGGTTCGTCCTAAATCTTGGTCGGCTAGGTTTCAATCAGACCTAGCAGCAGTATCTGAAGTAACTTCTTCTACAGTAGATAACTACTTAGAAGGTTATGAGAAATACATGGGCGACCAGATTAAAAGAATAATAGGGGATTATTCAAACGCTCCTTCTTCTGCTATGCAGCAAGGGGAAGTGTTACAGACTTTAATACGACAGACAGATGAGGCGCTAGATGAACTTGTGTCTCCTACGTATCGTGTTATTTCTCAAACAGGACGTAAAGTAGTTGTTGACCCTAGAGAAGCTGGTGTATCAGCCGCTAATGCAATTAGAAGACAACGAAGATCTCAGACTGTTAATAACAAAGGAGAAACAGTTGTTAAGGCTAAGTTTTTAAGCAGTGGTGAAAAATCAGCCGTTGAGTATTTAGAGACTTTGCCTAATGATCTAAATTTCTGGGAAGCACATCAGAGACTATCTGCTGTTAAGAAACAATTATTTGCTGTGTCTACTGGGGCAAACGCAGACCCTATTGCAAAAGAAGCATGGGAAAAAGCAAGAGACATTCTACAGCAAGCTATGGATGAGTCTGCTGATAGACTATCTCCAGAGCTAAAAGAACAGTACGCTAAAGTCACATCTTTCTATAGAGAAGGCCGTGAAGTAGTTAATAGGGAATATTTTAAGAAAGCATTAGCAGTATTAGAGCCTTCACAAATAGGCGCTATGATGACGCAGCCGGGTTTTCAAGTAGGCTTAAACGACATCAGAGATCTTAAAAAACTGGCTGCTTCTTACGTTGAAAAACTTCCTAAAGACTCTGAACTACGCAAGAAACTGAACGTAGAAGATCCTATGGAAGCTATACGTAGAGGGTACTTAGAAAGTGCTTTAAGATTAGCTCCTGAAGCTGGGGAGTCTTCTCTACAAGCCTTTAGAAGAAAGCTGTCTGACCCTGAGTTTAGAGACACTTACGATAACTTGTTTGCTGGCACAGCCACTAGGGGGAAGATTGATAAACTGTTAGATGAACTAGAGATACTAGAAAGAGCAGCGGCAGGCGGTGGAGGCGGAGCGTTCTCTTTGACTGTCAGAAGCGGTGAATTAGCTCCTGTAAGAAACCCTAACCCAAGTAACTTTGTGACGGGTTTACTACCCGGCTTTCTGGCTCGTAAAGCTATTAAGCCAGAGACAATAGATAACACAATATCACTAATTAAGGCTGCTGCTGAGTTTGAAAAACGTGGGCAGCCTGTGCCTAAAGAAGTAACTAAAAAGCTGGTTGAGCTAATGACTTTAGGTCAAAGAGTAGGGGTAGGTGTTATAGGTTCTGTAGTAGAAGAAAGACCAGTTACTCTAACTCCTAGAGCTAGAGCGCAACAACAAAGACAGGCAGGAATGTTAACAGGACAGTAGAGACAAAGGGGGCATTGCGCCCCCAAGTCTTCTCAAGCTACATTAGAAAACTTAACCTTCCCAACGTCACCCCTGAGTCCAGCCTTCATGTAGGTAGTTGCACGACCTTCAAAGAAGTTCTGATGCTCTACACCTAACACATCGT